ATAAGTTATGAAAATGAAAGGAAATAATTTTATGAGTGCAACAGTACCTATGTCTGTGTGGAACAATGTAAGAAAATATTTCAAAGAACATCTGGATGACAGATATGATCTTCAGGATGTAATCCGTTATAAAGATCCAATGGACTCATACCTGTATATGGTTATTGCAAAAGAAAAAGATTATCCGGAAACTAATGTCCAGTTAGGATGTGGACCATGGGTTGTGTGGACTACTTGGAACGAATCCACACAGTCACTGGATGGTGGTCATTATGATATCAAAACATATGAAGATGCTTTGTCAATCTGTGAAGAAAGGAGAGCAAGATAATGAAAATATGGTGTGTAGATGGAATTGATGATTTAGAGGGGAATACTTTTGCTTTTTGTAGTTCAGAAAAAACGGCAACTAAAGCTAAAGAATTACTGGAAAATTATGCTGGTCTTGAAAATATGCTCGAAATAAAAGAATCAAATCTTGAATTAGATATGATAATGATTAAGGGTGAAAAAATATTTATAAAGGAGAACAAAACGAGAACAACTCAGCAGGAATACGAAAAGATAAAAGAAGCATTTGAAATTCTTTCAAAAGAAATGGATGATCGTGATGAAGATTGTTCGATTCCTAAAAATGCAGTGGATAAAGGTTATTCACTTGCAGTAAAGCATATGAAAGAACAAATAAATGAGATCCTTTCAAATATTCAGATTCAATCAGATCACATAGACAAATAAGGCAATGCAGTAGATAAAGCAAAAGAAAGTGAGGAAACAAAATGCCAGCATTAAATAATTATAAGGAAGTAAAACAGAAACTTGATGAGGTAAGAACAATTACGGGAGACTTGGAATTCAATACTGCCGTCACATTCTTAATGCAGATCGGATGGAGTAGCAAGAGAGACATTATCTCCTTATGCAATAAATACAATACCGAGCCGGAAGAGAATGTAAATAAAAAAGTTGCAAATGCAGCTTTAATGATTAGCAATATCGCACAGCCAATCGAAATCCTTACATATGTAAAGCTTGAGTGCCCACTTTGGACTGAGGGAATTGAACCGAAGCGCCTTAAGAAAATTGCAGAAGACGTGATTAATGCCGGATATAAATACTGCAAGGATCCACGAGTTGATACTTTTGAAGACTGGAAAGAGCTTCTGGAACAACAGTATGGAATTACGAATGAAGAGTTACAGCAGATCCTGTATCTGAATGAGAGAGGAGAAGTGTAAAATGGTAGATTACAAAGAGAAAATCAAAAAACTTTTGGCGTTAAGTAAGAGTCCGAATGAACATGAGGCTCAGTCGGCTCTTGCAAAAGCGCAACGGCTTATGGCGGAACACAAAATTTCTATGGCAGAGGTCGAAGACAAAGAAAAAAGAAAGGCGCATGAACATTCAGCTGGAATTACTTATTCGACTAGAAGAGATCCTTGGATTTTAAGATTGTCTAAAGTTATTAGTAAGAATTACTGCTGTGAAAGTTTTTCTCGTAGAGAAAAAGGTAAACAAACGTATAAATTATATTTTTGTGGGTTAAATGAAGACGTTGAAATTTGTATGATTGCATTCAAATATGCAACTGATTGTATTCAATCAGAAATTAAAAAGAGAAAACAAAAAGGTAAGCTATTTAATTATACAAACGAACTGGTTACATCCATGTGTAATGGATATGCTTATGGTTTCATTAAAGGACTTGATGAAGCGTTTGAAGAACAAAAAAGAGCAGCTGCACAGTCAGAAGCAAATTGGGGCTTAGTATTATCTACGCCTCCAGAAGTAAAACAAAGAATGTCTGAGCTTGGAGCAAGGACAACTACATTTCAGTCTAAGCAAGCAGCAAAAGTATCAAAATCAGATTATGAAGCCGGTAAGAAGGACGGAAGAGATTTTGATATTACTAAAAGAGTGGCCGGTGAGTAAAGTAAATAAAACAGAATAAAAATTTAATTAAACAAAAGGAGATGTATATTATGATGAACAATACAATCGAGAGAAGAACAAATAACCTTACACATGTAGAAACGATGTTTGATGCAAGAAGAACTCCATGGGACGGACTTGGCAAGGGAATTGCCGGGGCAGTTACATCAAGAGATGCAATCAGATTAGCAGGTCTGGACTGGAATGTAGTTCCGACAGATATTATTTCTGAAGCTACAGGATTAAAGATTCCTGGTTATAAAGCCAACGTAAGAGATTTGGATGATAAAGTGCTTGGCGTTGTTACAGATCGTTATAAGGTAGTGCAGAATGATGAAGCCTTTGCTTTTACAGATGGATTACTTGGAGAAGGTGTACGATATGAAACTGCAGGTGCTCTTCAGAGCGGTAAGAAAGTATGGATGCTTGCAAGACTGGAAGGCAGAATGATTACTGATGAAAAAATTGATCCGTTCTTAGTGTTTACGAATAGTCACGACGGAAAAGGATCAGTCAGAGTAGCTATTACACCGGTACGTGTATGGTGCCAAAATACGCTTAATCTGGCCCTTAAAGAGGCTGAAAGACAGTGGGTGTGCAAACATACCGGACGCATTGATGAGAAGCTTGTAGAGGCAAAATATACGCTCATGAACACTGAACATTATCTTGAAGCTTTAGAAACAGAATTCGGAAAGATGAAGATGAAAAAGCTTGATGTTGATAAGGTACATAAGTTTGTTAAGATGTTACTTCCTATCAGCGAAAAAGATGGAGATCGTAAAGTAGCAAACATTCAGGAAATGCGAAACGAACTTATGATGAGATATCTTAATGCTCCGGATCTGCAGGTGCTTGAGCCATCTGCTTATAGATTTGTGAATGCTGTTTCTGACTTTTCTACACATAGAAAACCGTCCAGAGGAAGCGAATACTATCAGGAAAACATGTTCATGAAAGTAGTAGACGGAGATGAACTTATCGATAAGGCTTACGCAATTTGTGATGCTGAGGTTTGATACCTCGGCATCACGGAAGGGAGTAATGCAATGGAAGCAGTAAATAAAACTAATGGAAATATTTACCGTATTCAGCAAGATACAAATGGTAAATGGTTTGGTTATTGTGATCGGACAAAAGAATACACTCCAGCGTTTGTAAAATTGAAAGGATTGATAGGATTGTTTGAATTGAAAGGATATGAGGTGGTTGAGTGATGATTAATTTAAGATGAATTTTTAGAAGCAATATAATGCAAATGAAACAAGAGTTTTATGCTGAAAATTGAGGTAATCATGTTAACAGAAAAAGAAATTCAGATAGTTATGAACGCATTAAATGGTACACCGACACTTACAACATCTAAATTTGCGGATAAAATTGAAACTATTTTAAGAAAATATAAGGAGAATAAAGATGAATAAATTTTTACATCACTTAAAGAGTAAAGGATATGAGATAAATGGAAATACAGCAATGTTATTAGGTGTAAAATTTAAAATCTGTAATGGGACGATAAAAACAGCAAGAGGATTAAAAAACTCATATTGGTTAGAATTGGCATGAAATGATGATTTTAAGATCAAGAAAGGGATTTTTTATGTTGAAAAATTGTATGATTCTAACCCAAGAAAGGAGTAAAAAATATGGCAAAGATGACAAAAGAACTCTACGAAAAACTTAGTATAGCAGGAAAAGCACTTTGTGAATATTGCGAAAACGATGAATGCTCATGCTGCCAGGTGACGCGCCTGATGGATGATGCATACATTGAGGCAGTAGAGGAGGGGATTGTAGATGATGCCTAAAAAATACGAAGTTGCTTTTGTAGTGTATGCTGATATTCCGGAAAAGGACTCCAGTATTGGAGATTTGGAATGCAATGGAACACTGAGAAGTTACAACTGCTATTCTTTAAGGGATGCAAGAATGTATTTCACAATTTCTGCTGAAACCCCGGAAGAAGCATACAAAAAAGGGCTTGAAAAAATGCAGTTCGGTGATGCTGATTTTGGAGAAGCGGTGGTGGAAGACTGGTACTTGGAGAACGTTTCTTGCGGCGACAAATACTGGTACAAGGAAGACCTTGCACTCTGATTGCTTTACTTGCAGATTTCAAATTGGACTGCGATACAAGAGATTTTTTGTTAAAAAGGAGGACTAAATCATGAAAAAAATCATTAACGGAAGAAAATATGATACAGAAACGGCAAAAGAAATTGGTTATTGGAGCAATGGATATCCATGTTCTGACTTCAATCATTGCGAGGAAACCTTATATCTTAAGAAAACAGGAGAATATTTCCTGTACGGAGAAGGTGGTGCTTTAACTGAATATGCAAGAAGTGTATGTGGCGGAAGCACTGGTGGATCTCGAATTATTCCTATGACTGAAGAAAGCGCAAAGGAATGGGCTATGGAACATCTGGAATGCGATGAGTACGAAGCATTATTTGGAGAGGTAGAAGAATAAAGAGAAAGTGAGGATGAATAATTATGCAAAACGTGTATATTACCAGAGATGGAAAGCAGATTCAGCTCACAGTGGATGAAATTAAGGCAGCTTGGGCTGCCTGGGATGCGGAATTGAGAGAGGAGCAGTTGGATATTTACAAAGAAGAAGTAAAACAAACACTGTTGAAATTAAGTAAGGAAAATGACAAACCTGAATATGAAAAGGCTGCGGATAATGACGACATTGTAGATGAAATTGCTAGAGATATTAGAAGAGCCATTGAAAACGGATGTGGTTACGATTGGTGCTTTGATACCAGTAAGTATGGAGGTTTTATGGATAGTTATGCTACTGCGATAGAAGTTTTTGGAGAGGAAGATGACATAGATGAGACTGATTATTGAAGGTAAAACAAATAGAGATGACGTAATGGTAAATACAGCGAAAGTAACATTACCATCTGGAGATGTGTATACGATTGACAGGGATT